ATGAAATTAATTATTCCAAAAGAATTGCAGTTTATTGCAGAGAGAGTAATGAACTCTAATCTGCGTTCAGGAACAGCGGATAACGATATTAACGCCAACAGAAGCATGGGTATGCTTCCTGAAGGTGCCGTCGTTAACCACTTTTTGACGGACACAGATGCTTTCTTCATTAAGACTGATGCTCCAAACGGTTTCAAAATGTTTAACAGAGCTGCTATAAAAACAGCTATGGAAGGTGATTTTGATACTGGAAACATGAGATTTAAAGCTCGTGAAAGATATTCTTTCGGTGTTTCCGATTGGAGATCTGTATTCGGTACTCCGGGTGCATAAATAAAAATAATAAGAGGCGACACTTGTCGCCTCTTACTTTTTACTGTATAATCTCCTCAGAAGATAATCTTCTGACAACCGTGCAATGCGGTTGACATTTGCCAAGACAGGAGAGTGTACATGGCTAATACTACATTTACAGGAGCAGTTCGCTCTGAAAACGGTTTTAAAGTCGTTTCCAAAAATGCAACAACTGGTGCATATACGGATGTTGCTTCTATTGCTTCAACGGGTATTGTAACCAACAAATTTGTAAAGCACGTTGGCTTCGCAACTGGCGTTACAGTAAACAGCACAGCAGGTGACAGCCCCGCAATCGGTGAGTTTACTCAACCCGCAAACACAATCATAACTGATATTAAGATTTTTTGTGACGTTGCTCCAGTTATCGGAACAGGAGACATTGGGTATGAGGTTGGAACATCTAGTTCAGGTGCTCAAATTGTTGCTGCGGTAACAGATGAGATTCTGGATGGCGGTACAACAGTTGTTGTACACAACGTAACAACGACAACTCTCGTTGTACAGACGCAGAGTGGAACAACTGCTCCTGCATCTGTTCAGTATACAGACACCGAAAGAACTATTTTCTGCAACATCACTAACACCGTTGATGCGACAACAGCAGGTTCGTTTACGTTCATTGTTGAGTATGTGCAGATTGCATAATTTAACTAGGTGGGGGTAAAACCTCACCTATACATTAGGAGAAATTAATGGCAGATGCAGTTACTTCACAGACCTTGATAGATGGTCCCCAAACTGCTGTAATGAAATTTACAAATGTTTCAGATGGTTCAGGCGAAGCTGCCGTCAAAAAAGTAGATGTAAGTGCTTTAAGCAATAGTGCAAGTGGTCTTACTTGTACGGGTGTTGTTATAGAGAAAATGTGGTGGCAGTGTATTGGCATGAAGGTAAAACTGCTCTTTGATGCTACTACAGATGCTTTTTGTATTGAGTTAGGTGAAAATCAAAGTGGTCATCACGATTATACTAGCTTTGGCGGATTAACTAACAATGCAGGTTCTGGAGTCACGGGAGATATTATGTTTACCACCGTGGGGCACACTAGTGCAGATACTTACACTATTATTTTGTATATGCGAAAAAAGTATGGCTAGTGTTTTAAAAGTTTTTTAGGAGGGTCAAATGTCTTCTACAAGAAAAAAAACTACTATGCCAAAAAGAAACAAAAAGAACTTTCGTGCCACTGAAAAAGGGGCGGGGATGACGGAAGCAGGCGTAAAAGCTTACCGTAGAAAAAATCCCGGTTCTAAATTAAAAACAGCCGTAACTAAGAAAAAAAACTTAACTAAAACGGAAAAAGGTAGAAGAAAATCTTTTTGCGCTAGGTCAGCGGGACAGATGAAAAAATTTCCAAAGGCTGCTAAAGATCCTAATAGTCGGTTACGGCAAGCTAGAAAGAGGTGGAGATGTTGATTTCAAGAAGTAAAATACCTAAAGGTGTAAGTTACTTCAGAAAGGGAGGAGCAGCTTCAAAGAAGTCAAAAGGAAGTAAAATTTGTCCAGAAGGAAAAGCTTGGGCAAAAAGAACTTTTGACACATACCCTTCGGCTTATGCTAATTTAGCTGCTTCAAAGTATTGTAAAGACCCTAATTATGCTAAAAAGTCAAAAGGTGGTAAGAGAAAGGGTCGTTGATGGGTGAGTTAAAGAAATGGGTTAATCAGAAGTGGGTAAGGATCGGTACAGATGGTGAAATCAAAGGTAAATGCGGTACTTCAAAGAATAAAAAAAACCCTGACAGGTGTCTTCCAATGGCTAAGGCTAAAAGCTTATCTAAAGAAGAAAGAGCCTCCACTGCCCGTAAAAAAAAGAAAGAGGGTCGTAAGGGGAAAACCGTTGTAAAAAATACAAAAACTGCTACCGTTAAGTATATGTCTAAAGGAGGAGATCCTTCTGAGACAACTGCGAAAAGACCCTTTCGAGGTAAAACTCCTCGTGGGACAGTAGTGGCTAGAGGCTGTGGAGCAGTTTTAAGTAGTAAACGCAAAAAAACAAAAGGATCAGTATCGTGAAAAAAATGAAGAAAAAAGGTTACGCTAAAGGCGGAGTTGCTAAAAGAGGTGCCGGTGGTCCAATGAAGAAAAAAGGCTACGCTAAAGGCGGAGTTGCTAAAAGAGGTGCCGGTGGTCCAATGAAGAAAAAAGGCTCTGCTAAAGGTGGACTTATGAAAATGAAGCGTGGCGGTTCAGTAAGGAAAAAATAAATAAATGCCTTTCTTACAAAGCAACATACCGCATTTTAAGTGTTGGGTTCGTCGGGAGTATACAGTTAATCACGAAAGGTATCATGGCGAATTTCTTCATGCTATGGTTATTGCGGTAACAACGATGCCTAATCGTTGTTTAAGTTTTCAAGTAATCTTTACGGGATGTGAAGCGGATGAAGAAGGGGATCCAAATGTTCATGGTGGTGCAATGTGGGCTAGGATGCCTATAACCGCTTTGGTCGCGGACGAGGCTTTTGAGGAGTGGCCTAAGGCTATGGCAGTACATGAAGCTCAACCGTGGGACTGTCCTTCGCATACTCACGCGGTCTATATTTTGGACAGAGCCACACCTTGCCCTTGGATGGCAAAGATAGACGGAAGATTTTTTCCTGCTAAGTATATGTTTACTGTAGATTACACCGACACGGATGTTGCGGATGATCCCGCTCAACATAAACAAGCTCACGTTATGCAATTATTAGGCGCGTTGGATGAGGATGATACGGAAGCCGTGTGGAAGGGAAATATTGTAGCGTTGCCAAATAATCGTGTGAGAGTCACGCACCCGGCTTGGTTTGAAATGGGTGAGGGGGCTCCAGATTTTAAACCTTCTCAACATATACATTACTCAAAATCTGACTTAGACTATACGTTAGATGTAAATAAAATATTTAATAATATTTATAGCGAGGAATGAGATGACGATTTCAAATAGTGTAGATTTTGAATTAGATGTAGTAGAATATATAGAAGAAGCTTTTGAGCGTTGTGGTCTTGAGGTTCGTACAGGGTATGATCTTAAAACTGCCCGACGTTCTCTCAATCTTATGTTAGCAGAATGGGCAAATCGTGGTTTAAATCAATGGACCATTAAACAGAGAACACTTGATTTAGTTCAATCGGATGGGGAATACGACTTAGGTGCGGATGTTATAGATATTTTGTCGGTAGTTGTTAGACGCGGGAGTACGGACTTTTCCGTAGAGAGGGTAAGTAGAGATACGTTTATTTCTATACCGAATAAAACTACCGAAGGTCGAACAAGTCAATTTTTCTTAGATAGACAAGTAACGCCTAATTTAAAAATATGGCCTATTCCAGAAAATAGTACGGATGTAATTCGTTATGATGCCTTAACCCGAATTAATGATGCAGATACCCAAATAAATACGATGGACGTTCCTTTTAGGTTTTATCCTTGTTTAGCAGCGGGTCTGGCTTATTATATTTCTATGAAAAGAGCCCCAGAACGAATACAGTTATTAAAAGCAGCCTATGAGGAAGAGTTTCAAAGAGCTATGACGGAGGATAGAGATAGAGCTTCGTTTAATGTTGTGCCTCAATATCAATATTTTAGGACTACTTGATGACAAAATATGCTAGTGGAAAAAGATCGTATGGAATATCGGATCGCTCTGGGTTCAGGTATCGTTATTCGGATTTGCGTAAAGAATGGAATGGAGCGGTTGTGGGCTTTGACGAGTTTGAACCGAAACAGCCTCAATTATTTCCTTCAAGAAAAGTTTTTGATCCACAGGCTTTGAAAGATGCTAGACCTGAATCTCCGGACACAAATACAACCTTTCAAGTTAAGACAACAAATGGTATAGTTAGCTTAGGGAATGGTAACTTTGCAACATACGGTGTTGCAGAATTACCTTCTAAGATAAAAATTACAGAGGCTCTCGTTTCAAGCGTAGGGACAGTGACGGTGACTACATGAGTTTTACATTAACAACATTACGCGACGCTATAAAAAATTATTCAGAAAACAATGAAACAAGTTTTGTGAATAATTTAGATTTGTTTATTAGATTAACCGAAGAAAGAATTTTAAAAACAGTACAATTAAATGTTTTTGAGAAAAACGTATCAGGCACTATGACTTCTAGTAATCAGTACCTAGCTTGTCCTAGTGATTTTTTAGCACCAAATTCTTTGACTATCACTAATAGCAGTAGTTACAGTTACTTACAATTTAAAGAAAAAGAGTTTGTACAAACTTTTACGCCTAATCCTGCTACCACAGGGGTTCCACGGTATTACGCTCAATTTGATGTAGATAACTTTGTAATAGCTCCTACGCCCAATAGTGGGTTCACCGTAGATCTTAGTTATTTTTACAGACCTGCAAGCCTATCCGAAAGCACTATTACGTTTACGGTAAGCAGTAGTGCTTCTTTCACGGTTGGCGAGACTGTTACAGGGGGTACTTCTGGTTCTACTTCTAAGATTACTGCAAAACCTTCTAGCACAACGATGTCGGTTATTGTGCCCTTAGATGCGTTTACTGCTACAGAAACCATTACAGGGGGTACTTCTGGGGCTTCTACGACGCTAACATCTTTTACTTCAGATACAACAGAATCATGGTTAAGTACCAATGCGGAGTTAGCTATGCTTTACGGGTCCTTAGTGGAATGTTATGTATATATGAAAGGTGATCCTGCTGTAATGAATATGTATAGTACCCGATTTATGGAAGCTTTAGGTAGATTAAAGAATCTTGGGGAGGCACAAGAAGTTATGGATGAGTATGTAATGGGTGAGATTAGAAAGGCTAGAACATAATGTTTACAGAAGCTTTAGGGATGAGCAATAATTTTTCGGTTGAAATACAGACAACTAATAATAGAGGTCAAACTCCCGAAGAAGTAGCGAAAAGATGCGTTAATAAAATAATTGGTGTATCGGAAACCGCGCATCCTGCAATAAGAGAGCAAGCTAATGCGTATCGTGCAGAAATGGAGAAAATTATTGCAATTTATATGGTACAGGCTATCAAGAGTGATAGAACCACGGTATATAATGCGATAAAAGATTCAGGAAATGAAAAACTAGCAGAATATATAAGGAGAATGTAATGGCTTTTACGGGAAATTTTTTGTGTACTTCTTTTAAAACAGAGCTTTTAAAAGGTGTTCATAATTTTACAGCAACTACAGGAAATACGTTTAATGTAGCACTCTATGACAATAGTGCTTCTTTTACAGCAGCTACAACAGCGTATACCTCAAGCAATGAAATAAGTGGTACTAACTACACTGCAAAAGGGCAAGCTCTTAACCCTGTTACGCCTACGGCTAGTGGTACAACAGCTTTAGTAGATTTTGCAGATGAGGTATTCAGTAATGTTACAATTAGTAGTGTTAGAGGTGCTTTAATATTTAATGATACAGCTACAGGAGATCCTTCTGTAGCGGTTTTAGATTTTGGTGCGGATAAGGCAGCTAGTAGTGGTGATTTTACTATTGTGTTTCCTACGGCTGATGCCAGTAATGCGATTATAAGGATTGCTTAATGTCGATTAATAATGTCGCTGCATTTCAAGGATGGAATAGTTCTTTAACTTCGTGGAACGCAGGGACATGGAATACTAATGTTGCTTACAATGTTACCGCAACAGGTTCGGTAGGAGCTACAACGGTTACAGGAGATGCTAGTGTTTCTGTTACGGGTGTAGCAGGTACATCTGCCGTAGGAGCTACAACGGTTACGGGGGAGGCTAATGTATCTGTTAGCGGTGTAGCGGGTACATCTGCCATTGGTTCGTCTACGGTAACGGGTGAGGCCAATATATCACCAACAGGGGTGTTAGGCACTACGGCTTTAGGTAATGTGTTTGAAACGCAGACAGGTGTAGCGGGAACGTCTGCGGTTGGTTCTGTCACCACTACAGGAGATGCTAGTGTTTCTGTTACGGGGGTAGCGGGCACTACCGCAGTAGGTAATACCTTTGAGACATTAAATGGTGTACAAGGGACGAGTGCCGTAGGCACTGTAACTATTACTGGTTTAGCGAATGTATCTGTAACAGGTGTTGCAGGAACAATGGCTATTGGAAGAGTGACCGAAACTATTTTACCGACTTGGGGAGAAATAATACCGGATCAGGTGCCAAGTTATGCTACTATTACGCCTAATCAGTCGCCAAGTTACAGTACAACAACTCCAAACCAAGATCCTTCTTGGATAGATAAAGCAGCGTGAGGATAATTAAATGGCAAGTGTATATACAAATGATTTAAGATTAGAAGAGATTGGTTCAGGAGAACAATCGGGAACGTGGGGGGATACCACGAATACTAATTTGGAGCTAATAGCAGAGGCTCTTAGCTTTGGCACTGAAGCCATAACAACGAATGCGGATACGCACACTTCAACCGTTGCTGACGGAGCGGCAGACGCAGCTAGAGCTATGTATATTAAGTACACAGGGACTTTAGATTCTACTTGTACGATAACAATAGGGCCAAATACCATTAGTCGTGTGCATATAATTGAGAACGCAACTTCTGGTTCACAAAGTATTATTATTAGTCAAGGTTCTGGAGCCAATGTTACTATTGGCACTGGTGCGGTAAAAATGGTTTATCTGGATGGAGCAGGTAGTGGGGCAGCAGTTACTGACGCTTTAGTAGATTTGGATCTTACTGGTACAACGACTGTGGCAACGCTTACTGCCTCTGGAGTGATAACAGGCTCTACCCTTGAGGCAACAGGTGATACTGCTGCAGGTGACAATGCTGCTATTGGATATACAAGTGCAGAAGGTTTGATCCTTACAGGTCAAGGTAGCACTAACGATGTTACAATTAAGAATGACGCTGACGCTGATGTAATAGAAATACCTACTGGTACAACCAATGTAACGGTAGTTGGTAACTTAGGAGTAGGTGGTACTGTTACAGGCACAGGTACATCTGTATTTGCCTCACTAGATATTTCAGGTGACATAGACGTAGACGGTACAACTAACTTAGATGTTGTGGACATTGATGGGAAAATTACACAGGCTTACGCAGGTGGTGGTGATTTCATAGCTGTTTTCCAAAACACTACAAGTGCAACTCCTTACGGAATCCACATTAAAGATGCGGCAAGTGGTGCAAATGGCTACCCTTTATTCCAAGTTACGGATGATGATGGTAGTGAAACTCATCTTAAAGTCCAGAGTGGCACAGGAGCTGTTGAAATTGGAGCAGGTAGTGATTTAGTTACAAAGACCGCAGGAACATCAAATGTAAAATTAGGTGTCAACGCAGGTAATTCAATAGCATCTGGTGGTAATTACAATGTGGTTATTGGTGATGAAGCAGGAACGGCTATTACTACTGGAGATTATAATGTTGCGGTAGGTTATCAAGCAGGTGATGCTCTTACTACAGGTCATACAAATATTGCTATCGGAGCAGAAGCTTTATCTACAGAAATTTTAGGTAGAAGAAACGTAGCTATAGGACTTGCGGCTTTAAAAACACAAAACTCTGATGCAGATAATTATAATGTTGCAGTTGGGTATGATGCAGGGAAATTTGTAACTACAGGCGTACAGAACACCATCATAGGTAGTCTAGCAGGAGATGCTCTAACTGATGCTGATAAAAATGTAGCGATGGGTTATGGTGCATTAGGTGCTGATACTAAAGGAAACTTGTCTGTAGCTATAGGATTTAATGCGTTAGCAGCACAAAACTTTACTTCATCTACAAATACTTTTAACACGGCTGTTGGTGAAAATTCTGGTTTAGCAATGACCACAGGAACAGAAAATGCTTTGTTTGGTGGCAGGTCAGGTCTTGCACTAACTGATGCGGATTATAATGTAGCTATTGGCAAGAGTGCTTTATCAACAGACACTTTAGGAAGTAGAAGCACTGCTGTAGGTTATTCAGCTTTAGCTACACAAAATTTTACCACAGCTACTGATAGTAACAATACGGCAGTTGGTTATGGTGCAGGGTCTGGAATCACAACAGGTAACTCAAACGTATTAGTAGGTAGTGGAGCAGGGGATGCTTTAACTGATGCTGACGCTAATGTTGCTGTAGGTAAGTCTGCTTTAGGTGCAGATACATTAGGTGGTACAAGCACTGCTATTGGTAGAGGAGCTTTAAAAGTACAAAACTTCACGACAGCTACAAATGCTTACAATACTGCTGTTGGAGCATTTGCAGGTGAAGCATCCACAACAGGTACCCACAACACTCTCATTGGTGGTCAAGCAGGTGACGCAATTACAACAGGAGTACAAAACTCGTTTCTTGGAAGTTCTGCAGGTACTGGAATTACTACTGGTGGAAATAATGTTGGTATTGGATATGCTGCTCTTGCAGATGAAGATGCTCATGGGAATAATGTAGCTATTGGAACTCAAGCACTTACTACTCAGAACGCAGGGACAGATGCATATAATATTGGTATTGGGTATCAAGCAGGGGAGCAAATCACAACAGGCATACGAAACACCCTCATAGGTGGACTTGCAGGTGATAATTTAACAGATGCAGACTTTAACGTAGCAATAAGTTATCATGCTTTAGGAACTGACACAAAAGGTAACAAAGCAGTTGCAATAGGGTATTCAGCTTTAAACACTCAAAACTTTACTTCATCTACAGATAACTACAACGTAGCTGTAGGTTATGCCGCAGGTAATGCAGTCACAACAGGTGCTTATAACACCCTTATTGGTGGTCAAGCAGGAGATTTAATTACAACAGGCACAAAAAATGTTTGTATTGGGTTTGATACAGGCTCAACGGGAAGTGCTAATCTTACTACTGGTAATAATAATGTTTTAGTTGGTCACCAATGTATTACAAGTGCTTCAGATTCTGACACACAAGTTGTTTTAGGTTTTGAATGCGTTGGTGCAAGTGATAGTAGTTTAACCTTTGGTAAGGCTGCAACAGATAGCAACATTGACATGGGTGCAACAAGCATTACTGCACCTTCAGACGAAAGGTATAAAGAAAACATTACTACGTCTACAGCAGGGCTTTCCTTTATAAAAGATTTACGTCCAGTTACTTTTAAATGGAAGATGGAAAAAGATGTTCCTACTAATTCTAGGGCATACAAAGAAAATTCTGAAACAAGAGTAATGGAGTGTGGCGATAAAATAATGCATGGTTTTATTGCTCAAGAAGTAAAAACAGCTATTGATAACCACTCAGAAATTAAGAACGGTTTTCGTATGTGGGCTGAAGAATCAATTATGGACAACAGACAAAGAGTTGCTCCAGGGGAGTTAATCCCAATCCTAGTCAAAGCAATACAAGAACTTGAAGCCAGAGTAGCAACTTTAGAAGGAGAATAAAATGGCAGTTGCATTTACATGGTCTGTAGCAGATATGCACAAAATTACTTCAACAGGTGCTGTATATAAAGTTGAGTGGCATTGTAGTGGCATTGATGCCGATACTAAAGTTAGCCATAGTCGGTCAGGGTCATACTTACACACAGACTCTGATGGAAAACAAGATACGCCTGACCATACAGCATCAAGTTTTACACCATACGCAGACTTAACTAAAGCAGACGTATTAGTTTGGTGTAAGGCTGACGGTGTAGGTGCATCTAATGAAGCTCTTATAACTTCTAACATTACTAACAAAATAGCTGCTCAAGCAACCTCAAACGGTATGCCTTGGGCTACGGAATAAAAAAGGAGAATAAAATGGCAGATACAAGAACAGCAGAAACAATAGCACAGGCTCACAAAGCTTGTCTTGATGGAGCAGATACAATTAATGTAGTCATTGCTACTCACGCTAAAGGCAGTGACGCTACGGATGCAGACTTTGGGCATGATCTAACCCATGATGAAAAGAAAGAAAGAGTGACTCGTAGTGTAGGTTATCTCAAGTATCAAAAAGCTTTCACTGATTGGACTGATGAATCTTTCACAGTCATAGATAAAGCGATTACCGACGCAGATAAATTTACAGGATAGTAATGGCAAAAAATTTATCTGGACTTTCAACTGAAGTATCGGAGATCGACAAACGCTTGGTGGCTTTGGAGACTGAGATACATATTCAATTTAAAGATTTGTACAATCGTGTTAAGCGTATTGAAGCTTGGGCAGTTGGGTCTGCTACTTCAATTATTCTTTTACTGTTAGCTATTTTATATAGGATGTAGGATGAATGCCCCTAAGTAAATTACAATTTAGACCGGGGATAAACAAAGAAACCACTTCTTATTCTAATGAAGGAGGTTGGTTTGATTGTGATAAGGTACGTTTTAGAGCCGGGTTTCCTGAGAAAATAGGCGGATGGGTTAAGAAAACACCTAATTCTTTTCTAGGCGTGAGCAGAGCCTTACATCCGTGGCAGACTAGATCTTTAGCAAACTATCTAGGCGTGGGTACAAATGAAAAATACTATGTTCAGTACGGGGGAGCTTATTACGATATAACACCTTTAAGGGCCACTACCTCCGCAGGGGATGTTACATTTGCCGCGACTGATGGATCTTCCATTGTTACTGTAACCGAAGCTTCTCACGGAGCTATAGTCGGAGACTTTGTTACCTTTAGTGGTGCCGCTACTTTAGGCGGAACTATTACAGCGGAAGTTCTTAATCAAGAATATAAGATAGCAACGATTCCTACCGCAAATACATTTACTATAATAGCACGGGAAGTGAACCCCGTATCGCGAATCACGGTCAACGGGATTTATACGCCTGTGGCGGTGGCTGCTAATAGTTCTGATTCGGGAAACGGTGGAGGGTCTACGGTAGGAGCCTATCAGATAAGTATTGGTCTAAATACCTCTGTTACAGGAGATGGTTGGAATGCGGGTACATGGAGCCGTGGTACATGGGATAGTGCAACGACCCCTACAATCCAAGATGTTTTAAGGCTTTGGACGCACGATAACTTTGGTGAGGACCTTATTATAAATCTATACAACGGTGGTTTGTTTTACTACGATAGTTCTGGGGGTCTTACAAGCAGAGCGGTTGCTTTAAGTTTGGTAACAGGGGCGGTTAGCACACCTTCTGTAGCAACAAAAGTATTAGTTTCAGACGTTGATTTACACGTTATTGCTTTTGGATGTGATTCGGAAGATGATCCGGGTACGCAAGATCCTTTGTTAATAAGGTTTTCAGACCAAAGAAACGCTTTGGATTGGAAAGCTACTGTTGACAACACAGCCGGTGATTTAAAGATATCTAGTGGTTCTAAGATTGTAACTGCGATAGAGACGAAGAGAGAAGTTTTAGTTTTTACGGATACTTCTGCATACTCCCTGCAATTTATTGGTCCTCCTGATACATTTGGTATTACAATAGTATCAGAGGGTATTTCTATCCGAAGTCCGAATAGTGCGGTAGCTATTGAAGATAATGTGTTTTGGATGGGCAACAACGAATTTTATGTTTATAGCGGTTCGGTACAAGAAATACCGTGCACTTTAAGAGATTTTGTATTTTCGGATTTTAACTCTTTACAAGCGGAAAAGGTGTTTGCAGGGGTTAATTCTAGTTTTTCAGAGGTGTGGTGGTTCTATCCAAGTGCAAGTTCTGATGAAATTGATAAGTATGTTATTTTTAACTATCAGCAGAAAATTTGGTATTATGGTTCATTAAACCGTACCGCATGGTTAGACCGTGGGGTGAATGAGCTACCGATTTCAGCTAGTACGGATTATTACTTATATAACCATGAAACAGGAGATGATGACGGCAGTACAGATCCTGTAACGGCTATTACGGCTCATATCGAATCAAGTCAGATGGATATAGGGGAGGGGGATCAATTTAGTTTTATTAATCGAATTATCCCGGATCTTACTTTTAGAAACTCTGCGATAGGAAAGAAAGCAACACTTTCTTTAAAAGCTCGTAATTTTCCCGGTGGTAATTATTTACAAAGTGATTCTACGGACGTATCTAAAACAGCTACTGTTCCTGTAGAACAATTTACAAATGACGCTTTTATTAGGATTAGGGGAAGAAGTTTTGCTTTACGGGTAGAGTCTACGGAAACAGGTATAAGTTGGCGATTAGGTTCTCCAAGGGTTGATATTAGACCTGACGGTAGGCGATAATGGCAAAAGTAATACCTTTTTTTCCATCACCCCCAAGGGATTATACCCGGCAATATATGGATGAAGTGGTGCGAGCGTTTTCTTTGTACGTTAACTCTATTAATGTACCGGGCCAAGGTCGAAATACTTTTACGGTATTTACAAATTTACAAACGGATGATTTTAATTTAGAAACAGGAGCAATATTTAATCATGGAGGCTATGTTAAAATATCTCAATTAGACAGTCCTCATTTACGGGGAGTTAGTGGAACTTCAGCGGTAGGGACTGTAACGGTTACAACGTAAATTCGTACTAGAAAACTTATTTAAACTCTGATAAAGTAGAACACATGATGGAAAATTTATCCCAGATGCCTACGGGCGGATTAGCCTCTTTCTTAACATCTAATATGGATGAGATAGATGATAATGTATTAGCCTTTGGTAAAGCGGACGGTATTAACTCCATGAGCAAGATAGCAAACCGTATGGCTAATATGGGCCGTAACGGTGATAATGAGCTTGTTCACGTTAAAACAGGGGAACTTATTGTATCTCCAGAGGTTTTAGAGAAAAACCCTAAATTAGCTCAAGAACTAGCGCAAGAGTTTCAAAACTCTAATGAAAACATGGGCGATTATGTCGTTGGTTCTGAGAGTAATTCTATTAATCCGATGACAGGACAGAGAGAGTTCTTCTTAAAAGGGCTTGTTAAGGGGATTAAGGGCATATTTAGTAAGGTCGCAGGCTTTATTTTACCGGGCATTATGGGATTAATACCGGGTTTTGCGGGTCTGAGCCCCATATTAAAAGGGATGGTAACAGGGGGTATTGGTGGATTATTAAGCGGAAAAGGCGTAAAAGGAGCCCTACAAGGCGCAGCTATTGGTGGTCTAGGTACGGGGTTATATAAAGGTTTTACAGGAGAAGGTAGTTTTGGGGAAAATGTTGCGGCCTCTTTTAGATCACCTACCACGCAAAATATTCCCGCAGATGCTTTTGAGATGAGAGATAGAATAATAAAAAAAGAAATTCCTATAGATCCTTATGACACTTCTGGAAAGATGGGAACTAGAACAGTCACCGAAACAATTCAAGAAAGAGTGCCTGTGCCTGCTCAAGCAGCCCAAGCAACTGGAGGTAGTTTTTTAGATAAGTTGCTACCCTCTCAACCGGACATTAACTCAGGAGACTTTTTGGTTAAACAACAAAAATATAAAGACTTAGGTTATTCAAACACTGAAGCATTTGACAGGGCTATGAAAGATTTAAAACCCGGTTTAATTGATTATGCTCCTATAGCGGGATTAACCATAGCCGGCGCAGGAGCCTTAGGAGCTTTTGACACGCCTGAGCAGACCATTCCTGATGCGTATGGAGGCGTTACTTCCAGAGGGCTAGTAGATAAATACCCAACTAGATACAGAACTTTGCCTAAGTACATTGCGCCTCAAAGAACAGCATTAGCGGACGTACAAGCTCCTACCCCTGATCCTTATTTGTTTGCTAAAATGTTGGAAGAACAACCGCGGCCCGCGGCTCAAGGTGGAGAGAT